CAGCCGCGATGCAGAAGGTCCTGGAGAAGCATGTACGCGCCCACCTCATTGAGCTCGCCGAGGTCCGGCCCGACTTCCGGTGAGAGCGGCGACGGCCTGACCGATTTCGACGGCGCGGGCGAGATCCTGCGCGCCTGGGGCAGCGGGCTCCGGCCCGACCCGGACCTGACCGTTTCGGAATGGGCGGACCGGCACCGGATGCTGTCAGGCCGCGCGTCGGCCGAGCCGGGGCGGTATCGCACGGTGCGCACGCCCTACATGCGCGAGATCATGGACCGGCTGTCGCCGGGCGATCCCACGCAAAGGGTCGTGTTCATGAAGGCGGCGCAGGTCGGGGCGACCGAGGCGGGCAACAACTGGATCGGGTTCGCGATCCACCGGGCGCCGGGGCCGATGCTGGCCGTCCAGCCGACCGTGGAACTGGCCAAGCGAAACTCGCGCCAGCGGATCGACCCGCTGATCGACGAGAGCCCGGAGCTGCGGGAGCGGGTGAAGCCCGCGCGCTCGCGCGACGCGGGCAACACCATGCTGTCGAAGGAGTTCGCGGGCGGCATCCTGATCATGACCGGCGCGAACTCCGCCGTGGGGCTGCGGTCCACACCGGCGCGGTACATCTTCCTCGACGAGGTCGACGCCTATCCCGCCTCCGCCGACGAGGAAGGCGACCCGGTCACGCTGGCGGAAGCGCGGTCCCTGACCTTCGCCCACCGGCGCAAGGTGCTGCTGGTGTCGACGCCCACCATCCGGGGGCTGTCGCGCATCGAGCGGGAATACGAGGCGAGCGACCAGCGGCGGTACTTTGTGCCGTGCCCGCATTGCGGTGCGATGCAGTGGCTGAAGTTCGACCGGCTGCGCTGGCAGAAGGGCCGCCCGGAGACGGCGGAATATCACTGCGAGGGTTGTGACGCGGCAATCGCGGAGCACCACAAGACGGCGATGCTGGAGGGCGGCGAGTGGCGGGCGACCGCCGCGGCCGCCGATCCGACCACGGTCGGATATCACCTCTCGGCGCTTTATTCGCCGATCGGCTGGCTGAGCTGGGAGCGGATCGTGCGGGCATGGGACGCGGCGCAGGGGTCGGACGAGGCGATCAAGGCGTTCCGCAACACGATCCTCGGCGAGACATGGGTCGAGACCGGGGAGGCTCCCGACTGGCAGCGGCTCTACGACCGGCGCGAGCGCTGGACATCCGGCACGGTGCCAGCGGGCGGGCTGTTCCTGACTGCAGGAGCGGACGTGCAGAAGGACCGGATCGAGGTCGATGTCTGGGCCTGGGGTCGCGGGCTGGAAAGCTGGCTGGTCGATCACGTCGTCATCGAGGGCGGGCCGGATCGGCACGACGCCTGGTCGGAGTTGACCGCGCTGCTGGACAAAAGCTGGCCGCATGAACGCGGCGCGCATCTCAGGATCGCACGACTCGCCATCGACACGGGGTACGAGGCCCCGGCGGTCTACTCCTGGTCGCGGGCGCAGGGGTTTGGGCAGGTGTCGCCGGTCAAGGGCGTCGAGGGGTTCAACCGCTCGAGCCCGGTGTCGGGCCCGACCTTCGTCGACGCGACCGAGGGCGGGAAGCGGCTGCGACGCGGGGCCCGGCTCTGGACCGTGGCGGTCTCGACCTTCAAGGCCGAGACCTACCGCTTCCTGCGGCTGGCGCGCCCGACCGATGAGGAGATGGCCGACGGGGCAGCGTTCCCGCCCGGATCGGTGCATCTGCCGCATTGGGTCGAGAACGAATGGCTGAAGCAGTTCGTGGCCGAGCAGCTGGTGACGGTGCGCACGAAGCGCGGCTTCGCTCGGCTGGAATGGCAGAAGCTGCGCGAGCGCAACGAGGCGCTGGATTGCCGGGTCTATGCCCGCGCCGCCGCCTGGATCGCGGGCGCGGACCGCTGGCCCGACGAGAAATGGCGCGACCTCGAGGATCAGCTCGGGGCGGCCCCCACCGACACCGATACTGCCGGGCAGATCAACCGGCCGGGACAGGCCCCGCAGGGCAAACGCCGCTCCGACTGGCTCGGGCGGCGGGAGGGATGGTTCTGAACATGACCGACTGGACGGAAACCGAGCTCTCGGCGCTGCGCCGGGCCTATGCCAGCGGCACGACCCGGGTCAGCTATGACGGCAAATCCGTCGACTACGGCTCGGCCGAGGACCTGCTCGCCCGCATCCGCACCATCGAGCGCGCCATTGCGGGCGTGGGCCGTCCGCTGCCAGTGGCCGGTATCGCAGGCTTCTCGCGCGGAGACCGGTGATGTCGGCGACCTGGTTCGATCATGCCATCGCCACCGTGGCGCCGCGCATGGCGGCCCGCCGCGTGATGGCGCGGCAGGCATTCGAGACGCTGACGCGGGGCTATGACGGTGCCGCACGCGGACGGCGTACGGAGGGCTGGCGCGCGCCAGGATCCTCGGCCGACACCGAGATCGGCGTGGCTGGGGCGCTATTGCGCGACCGGATGCGCGATCTGGTGCGCAACAACCCGCATGCGGCCAAGGCCGTGGCAGTGCTGGTGAACAACATCATCGGCGCGGGCATCATGCCGCGCGCCGCGAGCGGCGACGACACGCTCGACCGGAAGGTCGACGCGCTCTTCGAGCGCTGGACGGCGGAGTGCGACGCCGATGGCCAGCTCGATTTCTACGGGCTGCAGACGCTGATCTGCCGCGAGATGGTCGAGGCGGGCGAGGTTCTGGTGCGCCGCCGTCTGCGGCGGACGTCGGACGGCCTGCCGGTGCCGCTGCAATTGCAGGTGCTGGAGGCCGACTTCCTCGACGCTACCAAATCCGGCGTCCTCGGCGCGGGACGTCTGGTGCAGGGGATCGAGTTCGACCCGGTCGGCAAGCGCCGGGCCTATTGGCTGCACGCCGAGCATCCGGGCGACGCCTATGGCGCTTTGCAGAACGGTTTGCAGAGCCGCCCGGTCCCGGCCAGCGAGATCGCCCATGTCTACGAGAAGCAGCGCACGCAGGCGCGCGGCGTTCCCTGGGGCGCGCCGGTGATCCGGTCCTTGCGCGATCTCGACGACTACGAGGTGGCCGAACTGGTCCGCAAGAAGACCGAGGCCTGCGTCACCGCCATCGTGTTCGGCGATGATGAGGCGCAGCAGGGCATCGCGCCCTCTGTGGTCGATGCCGACGGCAACCGGGTCGAGCAGTTCGAGCCGGGGCTCATCGCCTATGCCCGCGGCGGCAAGGACATCCGGTTCAACCAGCCCTCGGCCACCGGCGGCTACGGCGAATACAAGCGGGCCAGCCTGCACACGATCTCGGCCGGGTTCCGCGTGCCCTACGAGTTGCTGACCGGCGATCTCAGCCAGGTCAACTATTCCTCGATCCGGGCGGGGCTGGTCGAGTTCCGTCGCCAGATCGACGCCGTGCAATGGCAGCTCTTCATCCCGATGTTCTGCGCGCCCGTCTGGCGCTGGTTCACCGAGGCCGCGTGGGCGGCGGGCCAGATCCCGTCACCCATCGTGCCGGTCGAATGGTCGCCACCGAAGTTCGAGGCGGTCGATCCGCAGAAGGATGCGATGGCGAACCTGCTGTCGATCCGCTCCGGCACCATGACGTTGGCCGAGGTGATCGCGAAACAGGGCCGCAATCCCGACGCAGTGCTGGCCGAGATCGCGGCGACCAACGCCAAGCTCGACGCGCTGGGGCTGGTGCTCGACAGCGACCCACGCCGCGTCACCAAGACCGGCAGCGCGCAGACGAGCGATCCGGCGACCGATCCGGCCGACGACGAGCCGGACACCGACGACCCCTCCGCCGACGCGGAAACCGACCCGGCGCAGGCCGACCAACAGGACTGACCCCATGGACACGATGATCGAATTGCCGGCCATGCGCCGGTCGGCGGAGCTTGCGCCGAACACAGCTGATGCCGACACCCGCACCGTGGAGGTGGTCTGGTCGGCAGGTGCGCGTGTCCGTCGCGCCACCTTCTTCGGCGAGCCCTATGACGAGGAACTGAGCCTCGACCCCGCGCATGTCCGGCTTGATCGGCTGAACGCGGGCGCGCCGTTCCTGAAGGTGCACGAGCTCGACACGCTCGACGCGGTGATCGGCTCTGTCGTGCCGGGATCGGCGCGGATCGAGAATGGCCGGGGCATCGCCCTGGTGCGGATCAGCGAGCGCGCCGATGTCGAGCCGATCTGGCGCGACATCCAGGCCGGGCACATCCGCGCGGTCTCCATCGGCTACCAGGTCCACCGCTTCGAGGTCTCGAAGCCCGAGGCAGCGCGCGAACTCTGGCGGGCGGTGGACTGGACCCCGTTCGAGGTCTCCGCCGTCGCGGTCGGCGCCG